GATTTTCTTTCTTCCAAAGAATAGGATTCACATACAGTTTTACTATGTATATTACTACCAATCATTCTCCATTCTTTTCTTTTATCAGATAGACCTGTATAAATAAAATTAGTAGCTTGATATACAACACCAATATGGTCTTGCTCGGTATCAGCATAAGAAACTATTATTCTTGGTTTGGGTAATAACTTAAAAGATGCACCAATTAATATAGATGCTTGATTCTTTTTATTATCTTTTAAAACCAATCTATTTAATTCTAAAACTATGCTTTTATTCTTTTCACCTGCTATACCTTTACATAATGCTGGTGATGGTGGTGACCCATAGCTAACCATACCTATAAGTTGATTATCTTGAAACAAGCCATAAGCATAACTGATAGATGGCATACGTTTAGCGTAATGAATATCTAATATAAATGGCTTTGTATCTTCATAGGATATTCTCTCAATGTTGTATTCACCAACATAAACACCATCTACATCATCGTATAACTTACTCATAATTAAACTACAACACCAAATCAATAACATTAGGACTATTGTAAATACTCAAAGGTTTGCCTTTCTTGTATTCTTTATAGTCTTCTAAGTAAGTTTCCATGATTGACCAACCAAAGTCCATTTGCTCTTTAGTCATTCTAAATACCTTAGATGCATAAGGATAAGTCTTTTCTTGGGCAACAAACATAAAGTCAGTTACCTTATAACCAGCAGCTTCCATGCCACGCCTGTAATATGCTGCTTGTAAGTCGTATCTAAACTTTTTAACAGACTTTGCAAAGGTGTAAGGTTCAACTGATTGAGTAGTCTTGTAGTCCACTATAACTATCTCATCTTTTGAATCAGTATTATCTAAAGGTGGACATATCAAGTCAGGTCTACATTTACACAATACATCATCTTCATACCAGTAAAAACTAGACTCAGGAACTTTACCTTTAGCATCAAGATAAGCATTACCTTCATAAATCATCTTATCCTTCATGCCTTGTATAAGTTCTACATCAGCTTCTTTAAGCACAATAAGACCACGCTTCTCGTACTCTTCTTTAAGTTCTTTATTTGCCTTTGTGTAAGGACTACCGCTAATTACAACCACTTCCTTATCAAAGGCTTCCTGACCTTCTACAAGTAATGAATGAGCAGCAGTTCCAAACCTCATGGCTGGTGTTGTTTCTTGTTGATGCTCTAGTGCATGTAATTGTGATTCACCAAACCTTCTTATAAAACTACTGCTAACACCAACACCTGCATGATAGTCTTTATTAGGTATATCTTTAAACACCCATGCTTTGCCACGTTGCTGGGACTGGTATTCTTTTAGCTCTTCTATCACTTAACCACCCCCATCAAATATGCTATCTCAGTCAAAGACTCTCTGACCTTATGCTCATCATTGCCAACTTGAACTTTAGTCTCGCCAGTCATAAAGTCTTTGTAATAACCTCTAACCTCTCTTTTAGGTAGGCGGATTTCTCCGCCACCTAATATATTAAATACTACTTCCATTTATCTCTCCTTTTATCTGACTCAATCGCCATTAGTATTACCAAGCAAGATATATATCCCACTATTAACATGATTACATATTCCATTACAAAACCCCCTGAGCTTTCAGTTCTTGCTCTGCTAATTCTTCAAATGATTTACCACCCATCTGCACATCCCAATCCATAGTAGATACACCCTGAGACATTTCTACATAATCTTTGGACTTACACCAAATCTTTTCTTTAGCAAATTGCTCTTTAAGATTATTAGGTATTTCTAAAGCAATATCATAATCATCAACATCCAACATACTGTAACAATTATCACATTCAATAGTTGCACAATCATCAACAAAGTCTCCTGCTTTGATTTGTTCCATCTGTAGCATTGCACTATATGAATAAGAACCACCACATGAGCAATCTTCTATGTGCTTGTTAAAAAATACTTCAGCACTATCTATGGAGTTATGACCCCAAGAATTAATAGTGCCTGTTACTTTGATTTTATTTTTCATTATTTACTCTCCCTTAAATTTATGCAGTCTTGCATGTGTATGATTAATAATTTCTTTAATATCATCTTCAATCCAGTTTTTAAGATATAGCCATTCTTCTTGGTTCTTAAAACTGGTTCTTGGATTTTTTAATTTATTTAGATTCTCTTGTAAATCATTGATTATTGAATTTGCTAACTTTTCTGAATGCATTACTTACTCCTCTTTTTAGTTAGTTTTACTTCGTGACCTTGTTTGATTAACCTAGCTCTTTTACTAGCCATGTAGAATAAGTTGCTAGTCTTAATGGCAACTACCCAGCCTAAGCTAGGTAGTTTTACTTCTAAAGTGTATCTAGTCATTACACCCCCCTTTTTTGTTGTCTTTGGATTTTCTTTATTTGCTTGTCGTATGACTTATAGTTATTAAGGTATTCCTCTCTTCTAGCTAAGTTCTCTGATGGTGTTTCACCAGCGAAAGGTCTCATATTGTTATATGCCTTTAACCATTGTGTTCTTTCTTTTTTTAAGTTTTCTAGTGTGTTCATGTTTGACTCCTTTTTGTTTAACATAACGTATTATATACATTTATATATTTAAATGTAAACATTTATTTTAATTTATTTTAAAGGATTTAATACTGGCACTTGGCTAAGTGTATCTAAGGTTTCTTGTAAGGAATCTATTTCTAGGGTTGGGGTGATTATCTTTTTATCAAAGGTAAAGTAGGTTTGCGAAGTAGTATTTGGTTTGAAGAGAATTCGCTTATGTTCTTGGCTAAAGAAAACGAAAGCAAGAATATCACAATGATAGTTTTTATAAGTCTCTGACATTGCTCTTGATGTTTCAGATGCAAAAGTATATTTGCCTTCTTTGGATTCTCTTCTGCTTTTGACTTGGACTGTGTATTTTGCATTGGCAAATTCTACCATTAAATCTGCTGGATGTTTTTCTTGGGTTGAATAGCAAAAGTCAGCGTATTCTAATAAGAATGTTTGTACTAAGGATTCCCCTAAAGCACCAAGTCGAGAATTACTTTGGTGGTCTTCCGATGTCTTTTTTGGCATCTTTAGTACACAATGCTAGTTGTCGTGAATTGTAATTTGCCCTGTTTGGAGTTTGTATAGCATATTTGCTATCTAATAATTCTTCTGATGCTTCTAACCACATCCCCATTTCCATTAAGGCTCTTGTTCTTCTAAAACCCATAAAACCTTTGATACCCATTTGAAATGACATATCAACACAACAAAGCTGTGCTTTTTCAGGAAAGCTACGCCAAACAGTCCAGTACTCATCAAGTTGGCTCATAACTCTTTTAATATCGTTATCAAGTAGATACATAGCTTCATCTTCTGTAACACCTCTATCTTGTAAGTTTCTACCTACACCAATAGTCCATCTACCTTCACTACATTGATAAAGGGTACACATAACCCCTTCATGCCTGACTAGCATTTCTTTTACTTTATCGTACATATTATTTGTTATGAACTCCTCTGAACTTCTCTGCTGTTCTAAGTGATGACATCCCAAGTAGGGATAAAAGAATTGTAGTAAGTTGCGAAAAATCAAACTCAAGCTTTTCAAGTTGTAAATCAGTACCGCTAACTACAGCTATCCAAGTTGCGATAGGCAAGATAATGTAATGAGTGCAAAGACTAAACCCACAAACATATCCAATGCAGGGTCGCCATGACGATACAAACCAGTTCCCGTTTTTCGCTTCTTCAGCATTAAGGCTAATCTGTGCTTTATCCAAAGATATAAGTTCTTTTTGTAAGTCATGTGATAGTTGTTCTTTTAAGTCTTTATCCTGAACAAATTTATCCAAGACGTTGTTTGCTACTTCAGCAATTTTGGTTATGCTCAAAACGTGCTTTTTACTATTAGGGTTATTAAAGAAGCTACAATAGTTGTAAGACCACCAAGAAGCCAAATTTTTGTGCTATCTACTGACTTTTGTAATGCATCAGTTTTTCTATAGATGGTTTTCCAGCGTTCTTGACATATCGCATCATGCTTTTCTAAATCAGATGCCACTGATGCAATAGTCTTTTTTGTAGCCATTAGTTTTCCTCTGTTACTTCCTCTTCTTTAGGTAGAGTTTTATCAAGGGCTTCAATCAATATGTTCTTATGATTATTAATCATATTATATAGATTGTAACTTCTTTGTAGCTCAGCTAGTTCTCTTCCAGCTACGTTTAATTCAACAGCTAAACGAGTTTGCTCTTCGTTTAAATCTTCTGCTGTATATTCTCTACCATTAAAATTAATTATTACGTTTTTCTCTTCACTCATATTACTCTCCAAGTATTTTATTTTTAATAAGCTTTAGCCATTGTGGCTTCTTTCTTTTTATTATAAATAAAGCTATACCTATTACAATAATTAATCCTATTAAAGTATCCATATATTATTCACCTATTGTTTTTGTTTCAGTAGTTGGGTTAATCTCTTCAGATATTTTTGAGTCTAAAGCAGATTTTAAGTTTGCTACTTCCTCTTCACCCATAATGCCTTCTACCCAACCAGTAACCACTTCATTAGTTAAGTCTGCAAAAGGTATAAAGTCAGAACCAATATCATCAAGTGATAATGATTGTGTGCCATAAACACTAGCTGTATATGGTACTTCTTGACCATCTACTTCGTGCTTTTCACTGCTCTCAGCATTGATACGCCAATGCACATTGTAAACTGTGTCACTGTGTTCTTCGTATGTGGGATAAACATCTACTGTTTTACAGTCCCAAGTGTATGTGTTGCTCATGTTATATTTCTCCTATATTGCTGCAATAATAAATGCTAAGAGTTCATTATACCTGACTCCTAACCTAGTTTTCTCTTCGCCTGTTGTTTCGTCTGTCCAAGTGGTTGATATAAACATACCATAATCACCTGCATCCAAACCTTCAGCACTAAAAGCCTGTTGTAAATCTTGTGCCATTATACCAAAATGTATTCTAGCATCATCACCTTTATCAGCTACAGCAGACTTCCATCTGTACTTTTTCAGTAATCCTTTAGCTGCAACTGCAACTCTAGTTTCTGCTTCTGATAAATCTTCTATGTCTTGTTTTTCGTTTATGTCTGATGTTTGT